CCTTTGCGCCCTGCTTCAATTCGGTAAGTGCCATTTTCTGTGTGAGTAGGCCGGAGTTATAAAGCTCATTCACTCCGTCAATGTCCACCTTCGCCATGTCCGCTTTTTCCTTGTCCGTCATCTGCCACAAGGAGTTAAAAGATATTGTCGCGTTCTCGGGCCAGGGGATTCCAAGCTCGGACTTGCATATCACGGGAAATAGCTTTGACTCAAGCTCAGGTAAAAGCTGCGCCTCCTGCTCTTCCTTGATATGATCGTAATGGTTGCGAAGATCTGATTCACCCGTTGAGTTAAGGCCAGCCGGTGACATGCCGAAGAACCGCACAAGGGGGATATCGCCCGCGCCTGCGAATTGCTGTTCAAACTGAACTATCATTTCGGGCAGGCCAGAGAAGGAATAAGCCTGAGTCCAAAAGGTATCTTTCGCATCCAGGAGGGTCAGCCCTTCGTTGGTTTGCATCATGCGGATGTACTCAAACTGCTTTATCACCGCCTCTTCAGCTTTGCCGCCTATGCTCAATGCTTGCCGCAAGCCGTCCACGCCTATGCCGCGAAGGTGAGCCTTGAAGACAAGTTGCCCGGCGCCGAGAATAAGGGAATCAAAAGCCATTGCGATATCATACATGGGTTCGACAACGGAGATCCCCCAGGAGTTCTCGTATTTCTTTTGATAGTAGGGCATTTCAAGCCCATCAAAGCGAATAATCCGAGAGTGATGCACCTTGAGCCCTGGCAAGCCTGCCGCGTCACCGATGATCTCGTAATATTTTGGCATCCCAAGGTTGACGCCCATGTCGGTAATCACGTCCCCAAGGGTAGGGTTGACAAGCCACCTGTCGAGAACAAGAAGGCCCTTAAACTGCCCCGGCCTGATCGTGTCAATGTTGAGCGGGGTCTCCGCTTTCTGCCCATCGATCATCATAATACCGAGGCCGCCGCCGAATAGCCGCGCCCACTTGAGGCAATTACACAGATCATGCCATATGCGGAGCCGCCCCATTGATCGGTATATTTGGGCTATCTGGTCCGGCTTGAGGTCGTCGGTCTGTATCTCCGCTTTACCCCTGGTCATGTCCTGCGCGATGATATTTACGATCTTGCCCAGACTCCACGAGGTCCGGTAGATGGCTTCAAGCTCGGTGCGCCGGCGGGAGATGAAGCTGCCCATGCTGTAATAGCCTTGGGACATTTGGTTGTCAGCGCCGTATCCAAGTTTGGCGGTCAGATTAATAAGGCCATCGAGGGTGCGGCCTTTGGGATTGGCGGTATTCATGGCCTTCGTAAGGTCCGTGTCAGAAATGCCGCCGATCATATAAGATTCTCCCAGGAAAAGCCTTGCCGAATAAGGGGTTGAAGGGCGTACCGAATTGCATCAATACAATGGTTCCACGCATCAAGAATGATCGGCAATACTTCCCCGGTCAGCTTGTCCACCTTGTATGCATAGAACTTAAACTCATCGGCGGTATGTTTGCACCGCTCATGAATAACTATTTCCTCATACTGCCGGAGATAGGCTATGCCCTCTTTCACTGAGCCGTCTTTGTTCGCCTTTGAATCATCATTCTTCCACGACTTTGGAGCACCTATAATCTGAAAGCCCTTATTCTTCAGGTAGGAAATAGTCTCCGGCCTTGAATCATCGGCGCGGATTGTCCAGTTTCGGGACTCAGGGACCGAATCATAAAACTCCGGTATCTCATTAAGCTCAACGCCCACGCCCCATGATTCCTGATCGACATAAAGTTTATTATCAAGGGGGAAACACCTTACGAGGGTTAAAGGGTCTTGCGAGAATCCGAAGTCCGAGCCGAAATAGAAACGGGCGTTCTCCGGCGTCTCGAACGAGCGCACGGAATATTTGCCCTTGAATATGCAGGCATTGGTGATCTCTTTAGGGTTCCCTTCCCAAATATTATCATATGCGTCCGGGTCCACCTTCTGGCAGTAAGCGCGTTCTTGCTCGAGGACGGCGGGGAAATAAGGGTTATCAAGATAGGATACCTTCTTGACTACGGCGTTGGGCGGGGTATTCATCACAAAACGCTGATAGGTAGGGTCGTCCACCTCGCCCGTGTTGAAGCTCACCCATATCTCGGAGCCTTCCCGCCTGATCGTGGGTATCAACACGTCCCATGACTCTTTTGATACGCTCTGCGATTCCTCCACCCATACGATGGTCACGCCCTCTGTGGACTTGATTTCATTGATATTGTAACGAAGACCTTTGAAAAGAAATTCCGCGCCCGTCGCTTTGTTGATGATTCTATTCAAGGTGACGGCAAACTTGGCTTCCCACCCATGATATGCAATACGGTCTACTAAGAGGCGGTAAACTGAATCGGCGATGGACGACTGAAACTCACGAGTGCAAAGTATTCGCTCCCATCCTATCTGACACTTAACCAGGAGCGCGTCTGCATACTGAACTGATTTTGCACCGCCTCGCCCGCCATACGTTACTTTGTATCGGGCCGGTGAGTATAAGAAGTCGAAGGCTTCCGCGACCTTAACTTGCATCTTTGGCCTCTGGACGGACAAAGACTATTTCAATCTTGTTGTCAACCTGAAGCGGGCCACCATTGGGGCCGGTCCTCTCTTGCGTGGACTTGTCTACCATATCCGTACAGTTGATCGCTACGAACTTAGCAAAGCCCTCAGAATACCTACTTTCAAGAGTATTTTCAATGAGAATTGCCTTTGCTGCGCTCTTGGCTAATTGCATAGCATAAGAAAAGTCTGGATATTTTGACGCCCATTCGTGCAGTGTTGTCACGGTGACTGCGTGGGACACCGCAAATCTTTCAAGCGTGGGATATCGTACCGCGTGAATTTTTTTGATCTTATTGATACCTGAGGCGGTGATTACCGTCTCTTCGACGGTCGTGGTAGGCTCTACACAGAAATAATCAAGAATTGCCTGAATATATTCCGGCTTGTACTTCGTGGGTCTTCCCATTTTTGCCATATACCCATTATGAAACATATTTCCATTCTGTTGTCAACTAAATAGCGACATGCAACTACGGATTACAAAAAGTGTTTAACTTGTCCTACACGCTCCCCTTGACAGGCCCACTTTTCTATGATAAATCAGTTGCAGTACTTCCGACCGTCACCTTGTGACACTTTTCTAATCAGGCGCGAAGTTCAAGTTACCGTGTCACTTCTTCTTCCTCGATAGCTGAATCATCTATTATTCTTATTTCGTCCGCATGAAACATACACAACGGATCATCGCTTGTCTTCTTCCACCACTTATCAAACTCGGCTTGCGACATATGGCGAGTTTCGCATTTTATGCCATAGGAAATAAATGACCATTTCCATTTCTTGACCTTTGGCTGCTCAATCTCTATCCTGCCCGCAAGGTCAAAGTTTGGCGCCCCTGTTTCTGATCTTTCAAATCGCCCCTTCCACCAAAGCTCCACGGCTGTGGCCGTTTTCGGGACTTCATAACTTCCAAGATACCTAATGGCACCATCGCCCCTATGCTCAATCACTGATATTTTCACTTCATCCTCCCAATAATCTCCTCGATCTCCCCTACTTCCTTCGTCAGTTCCCTAATCGTATCCCTCCCAAAGCCCGACATGCCCGACACTTCGGCGGTCAATAGCCAGCCTTGTAATTCCTCTGCTATCTCCTTTTGCCTGACCTTGAGCATGTACACAACCCCATCCTGAATCGGCCCTGTCTCGTTCTCGAGGGCTTCGACTTTCTTTTCCAACTTCTCTATTGCGCCCCACATATCATCCTCCTCTTATCGCTCTATCCCGGTAAGTTCTTCGAGCCTCACCGCTATGTCGTTCATGCTTTTGTCAATGTCGGGCATAGAAACTCTTATATCTGTGGAATCTTTGAAGCGCCGCATAATAGCAAGCAATGCTTCCATAATAAGCTCATTTTCGCTCGGTTGTCTCATCTTTACCCTCCCTCTCCCGCCTGCCTCACAAACTCCCCCGCTTTCTCGTTGCACATTAGCCACTTTGCACCGGGCGGCAATGGGTGGGCCTGATTGGTTTCCTCCACAAATGCCCGTATGATCTCTCCCGTATCCAGCCCGTCCCGCTGCGCCATAAACTCCGTATGCCCATCCGGGTATTGGTGGTGTAGTTGCCACAGCATGATTATCTCCCCATTCCTGTACTCGCAATCTCTTTTGCCCGGTCATAAGTTAAACTCATCCTGGTTGATCCGATCATCTCGTCCCTGAATGCCTCAATCGGAATATACATAAATTCCTTACTCTTGCGCGGAATATACCAGCAGATAACTACGAAGGCCGGTACGTTGCACAGGCGCATGCAGTCAAAGGGCTTCGGGCTTGGAAATCTCCGCTCTCCGGATTTATCGCCGATGAAGGAATCACTTATCTTGTAATACAAGCCCGTATAGCTGTTTGCATTGGTGAGCGCGTCAATCTGATGAGCGGCTACCCGATTAAATGGCATGGGCGGAAACTTGCCATTCTTGCCCTGCTTCACAAGCTTCAATTCAAAGACGCCGAAAACTCGATTCTCCTTACCGAATATCCCTTGCACATCCTTTTCAACCACGGGCACCCTCCTTTGCCGCTTCCATCATATCGGCCTTATGCAGGCACATCCGACAAGTCCTCAACCCTTCCGGTGCCTCTTCCCAAAAATTCTTATAATCCCCGACCGTCCCACATAGAGAATA